CCGACTGTAGCAGCACCAACAAATTTGTCAGCTGTGTTAGCAGTCTTGATAGTTCCTGTGAAATTATCAATGAAAAGAATTTCAAAAGTTGTACCAATTGTGTTTGCGTTATTTGGATCACTTCCTGGTCCTGCAGAAGCAGAATCAGCAGTTGATACAATCGCAGGTATTGTTATTGCAGTAGGTGTTCCTGTAGGATCCATTGTTACTAGTCTTCCTGCGTGATCAGCAACAGTTAAATCTGTAGCTAAAGTTTCAGCCTTAACTGCACTTGGTCCTAAATTAATAAAACCATTTTTTGATCGGACTGGTCCGTCAAATGTTGTATTTGCCATAATATTCTCCTTGTGTATAGCGTTCGTTATGTCGTCTCCATACCGTCTGCCTAGCCAGTCGACATAATAAATTTATCTAGGTCTTTTCATTATACATAAAAAAAGGGGCAGTGTGAACACCGCCCCTTAATTTTCTAAATACTGTTAATTAGTATTAGCTAGTTGGTAAGTTTCCGTTACCAAATACACATCTTGGATCAGAGAATCCAAAAGAGTATCTTTCTCTAGCTTTAAATCTAACGTTTCCAGTATCGAAGTCACCTTCTATCGCAGTTTTGATTGGCGATCTAACGAAGTGTTTAAATCCGTTAGGGATGTCAGTCAAAATGAAGAATGAATCTGTATCAGTTAAAAAGTTATTAACTCTGTAACCTTGAGGAATCATTCCCATTGAAGCGATAGCATTGATGTCGTTATCAGCAGTTGCTGTTCTTTGAGGAGACTTCATTAATCTCTCAGCTGTAAATTGTAATTCTTTTGGAATTATCATTTTTACACCTTGAGTAGCGATTTTTAAGCCTCTTTCATCTACGAATCCTGCGATGTCGATCAATGATTGCTCTAACGAAGTTTCGTTAAGATCTGCAGCATTTGCCAACACATTTGAGAAAACACCACCAGTTGCAAGTGGGTGTGAAGCATTAATTAATGATACTCCGTCACCACCTGTTACAGTAGCTTTCTGTGCATTGTTCAATACGTTTGCAGCTTTAACTTGCTTCGTATTTGACATAGATCTTGCTAATGCTCTTGTGTATCTAGCAGCAAGTCTGTCATATAGGTTATCTTCGATTGCTTCCTCAGTGATTGAGAATGCTAACGCGATTGTGTCGTGTGTGTATCTAGCTGTGAAAGTTTCACCTGCTTGATCAAACACTACTCCCGCACCTTCTTGTTTAACTGGTGCCGAAGCGAAACCGCTTAACATTACTTCTTCTTCGAAAGCTCTGTCAGATGTTTCAGATACGTAAACTTCAGCATGCTGATTTTCGTATCTATTGTATTCCAGGCCGAATAAAGCATTCAAACCTGGCTCTAGTTCTTTAACTAGTTGTGCTCTTGATATTGCCATAGTTTATTCTCCTTTATTACGCAACGCCTGTTCTGCTTCTATATTGGTGGTGATTTATTCTCACCAAGATATTAGCGTTTGATGTAGCTGTATCTGAGTTTTCAGGATCTTGTGAAATATCGATCGCTTGTAATACGAAAGATATTGTAGTTCCTGAGTTTGATACATCTAATTGTGCTTTTGATATACCTGTTTCAGTAACACCTGTAGTGTCCGTAACAGCATAGTTTCTAAACAAGTCCGCTCTTGTAAATGCTGCATCAGCATCTACTAAGAAGACCGCATCTGGGTCATCCACAACAAAAGCTGTTATATCACTTGCAGCGATACTACCTGGGTAGTAATTTCTGAAAGTTGGCTTTTGAGTAGTTGGATCTGTATAAAACACGCCGTTAAAAACGCCCACAGCCGCAGTTGAAAGACCAGCATCTGAACCTGGATTATATTTTTCAATATTTCCAGTTGATACTGCTACAACTAAGTCACCTTGATAAATCGCAGTAGCGTAGTTGTTTTTAACTGTGTATCTGTTTTGGGCTCCTACAAGTGGTGTACCGTCAAGTTTTCTGTAAGGTCTTAGACCAAACTTTTCACTTACGTTTGCCATAATTATAGTTCTCCTTATTAACGTTTATGTTTAAGACCCTGTAGCAATTGCAAAAATATTATTTCTTGCGACTACCACCAAAGGTCACTCTAGACTGTCTATCAATATTGATAGGCATGTCTGGGTGTTGTTCCTTCATGAGTTCTCTATCCACGGCTTCCATCCTATCTTGAGTAATTCTACTAAAGTAGGCTTGCCTTTGTTTCAAGATCTCTTCAGGTATCCTTGCCAACACAAGGCCCCCAATCCCGATTAACCCCTGATATTTACCGTCGGTAAAAACTGGATATTTATTGGCACCCATTTCATTTTGCACTTGTTCTGCAGAAACGAAGTCCCAACCTTCTCTCAATTTTTTCGATACATTTGATGTATCGTCAAAACCCGCAACGGATACTCTTATCCATCTGTGGGCATACCCTTTTGGTGCAGGTGGCGCATCCAAACTGGATGGTGGAGTCCAAACTTTTGGAGCATCGTTTGCTTTTCTAGTTTCTGACTCGCGTGAAGTTCTTTTTATTTCAGTCATATTATATATCCTCCTTCACGTATCTAGCGTATTCCTCTAGTGGCACCCCTAATCTTTTAGCGATAGCTACCTGTGATTTGGTGAGTTTCACAGTTCGGCGTCCTTGTTGTTTTCGGCCGGCTGAAGCAACAGTTTGGACGGGTTTCTTTTGCTCCTTTTTTTGCTCGGCGTCATCAGATGCAAAAGACGCAGGAAAATACTTCCTTAGTCTTGCATTGACTTCATTATAATACTCATCACTATCTACTTCAAGACCCTCGTTGGCCAAGTTGTTATGAATAGTAATTGCAGCATTAGTCATGACTTCGTCCTCTCCAAACCATTTATTTTCCTCAGCCCATTTCTTAGCTTTTGGTGTAATATTTGGTTGTTGTTCTTGAGAGAGAACACCTTCTTGAGGTTTGCTTTCAACGTTTTGTTGTTGTTTTTGTTTTTCTTCTTCTTCTTTTTTCATTTCAGCTCTATGAGCGATCTCTAATCTTGCTTTCTCTTTTTCGACAGCAAGTTTAGTTAAAGTATCATTAGCTTCCATGATCTTATCTACATCATTCTTTTCAATAGCATCTCTAAGAACATTTTTAGTTTGTTCTCTTTGAGCATCTACTCTTGCATCTAATTCTTTCAGATATGATTCATCAGTTGAATTAAATTTCTTGATTGTAGAGTCATACTTCTTCTGTAAACCTTTAGCATAATCCAGAGCAGCTTTTTCTCTTCTTTCTGCTTCATGTCTTTTTCTAACAAGTTTATCAATTCTTTTTTGAACAGTGTCAGTATATTGATTTAAGTTGTCTTTCTTTTCTTCAGTTTTAGGTTCAACCTTTTTTTCTTCTTTCGGCTGTTCTTCAACTGCTTCTTCGATAGCAACTTTTTCTTTTTCTTCTTTAGGTTCTTTACTGTGATCAGTATAACCTAAATCAACCTCGCCTACATTCAGACTAGGTTTTTCGTTTTCTTCCTTTTTGATTTCCTCTTTGACTTCAACGTTTTCTTCTTTAACGCCGTCGGTATCGAGGTCTACCTCTTTTTCTTTACGCAATAGCGCTTCCGCACTATAGTCTTTTACCTCTGCCATATATATCCTCCTTTATTAAAATAAATGGAGAATATTTTCTGGGTCTTTTATTTTTCCTATTATCTCGTCATCGTTAAGAATACGGTGTTCACCATATTTAGTTTGAAATCTTGAACCTGAGTATCTTCCATAAATAACAAATTCACCTTCTTTACACCAAGCACCTGTAGGGAATTTTTCTTTGTCTTTAAAACAAAGATCACCCATTTTTACAACAAGTCCTACGACTGTAGTCATTTGAATTTTGTCATGAGTTTCATCAGCAAGAAGTAAACCACCTTTGGTTTTTTTCTTACCTGACCATGGACGTACTAACATTCTATAACCAACTGGTTCAGGAATGATTTCAAGATATTTCTTAACTTCTTTCGGATCTCTAGGAATTTGTGATTCTTCCTCATTACCTTTATCTTTTTTTTCGATAATTGGTATTTTAGGTTTAATCAATTGTACCATCTATATCCTCCTTTTGCAGGTTTTTAATATCCTGAAGCAATGCCTCGTAAGCATTGATTTTGCCTCTAGCATACATTAATTGTTCTACCGATTCAACACTATAGCAAATGTGATCTTTAGAACTCTTAATCTCTTTGTGTAAGTGATTTTTAATTATATCAACTGTTGTTGGATCTAACATTTTTTCTCCAATAAAGCTTTATTGTCACCTACTTCTATCGTTTTAAAATCCCAACTTTCTAATATATGGGCTATTTTATCCATTCCATAATATTTAAAATCATCAAATACAAATCTTGTATTTTTAGCGGATCTGTCAGCAAACCAAATTGCTTCTCTTAAAACATCTTTTGTTGTATGAGGTCCATCAAAGAAAACAAAAGAAAAAATCATTCTTTTGTAATCATCATCATTCATAAAATCTATATCTGTTTTATTTACAAAATGATATTTTCCTCTTCTTGTATATTCTTCAAAATCTTTTATCATTTGGTCTCGCATTGAGTTCGGATAAGTTGGTGGTTTTCCATCAGGACTTCCTTCCCAATAAAATTTTTCATCGTTATCAAAATGTTTGTATTTAATATCGCCGTACGGATCTACACCGATGTGAAAATAATTATTGATTACATTATCCATAATTATTTTAGACCCTTGTCCTTCTCTTACACCTATCTCACAAGAGTAATGACCTTCACAGTCAAAGTCTTTGGACCACTTATCTAAAAGATTGTAATCACCGCTATCCCCTCTAATCATTAGAGGTATGTAACATTTTATTTATAGAAAGCAACTATTTTTTTCCGTTACGAAATATTTGAGTGCCTTTTATGCCATAAATACTTGCTACTACAAGGATCCACAGATTTGTAAACCAGCTCGGAAGTTCCGAGAACATCTCGAAGAACAATTTTACTTTATCCATTGCAGTTGGGTCATCTGATACGACTGCCCATGCAAGTATAGCCACTGGAGTTGATAAGATTATAAGGACGGCTTCGTCTTTCCAATCGGATTGCCTAGCTTCTAGTAGTTTCCCTTGGTAAGCTTCCTCTCCTCGAGCTTGTTTTTCAGCATGAAGTAATTGTGCTTCAGACATAGCCATTTTTGCTTTTTGTCTATTAGCATAAATCTTTGAGCCAGCTTGCGCTGCTAACTTAATTGCTTGTAACCACATTATTTTTTACCTCTTTTTTGTTTGGTCTACCTGCTTTTGAATTTATCCATCTTACAGGATAACCATTTTTTACACACCATTCGTTATGTATAGTTTCAATTTTGTTTGCATTAGCAATACTGACTTTATTAACAAAAGGCATTATACTTTTCTCATATTTCTAATTGTTTGCTTTCCTTTTTTAAAAATATTAGCTACTTCAGTTTTACCCATCACTTTGGCTCTTTGTTCTCCTACTGTCAAAATTTGTATTTTTCTTGCAAATGATTTACTTATATTTTTTACTTTATTAACTGTAGCTCTTGCGTCACTAGGAGTAGCAAATTTTATACTTACAGTGTCTTTAGGATTTTCATCTGTATATAATCTTCTGTCAGAACCTTTAGGTTTTTTTCCTGTTCCTACTTTTGGATCCTTACTCATTTAACTCCTGTAAATTTATGACCTTTTATTGCAGCTCCCATTCCTCTTATGCCATCAGGTCTTGATGGACATGAAAACTTATATGTCTTTGTCATTTGTCCTTTTCTAAATTTTACTGGTGGAACTTGTGGGTTCGGACCTTTTAGAGGAGGGGGCCCGCTAGAGACCCCTCCACTCTTGTAGGCTTGAAAGGGGAAAAAATCTTTCGACCTAAAAGACGCGACTTGAGTTGTATCAGATTGAATTGGTTTTTTCAAAATCTTTTTAAAAGGTTGATCACTATCACCACCTAATGTTGGTGTTATTGGTCTAGGTGTTGTAAATGAATAAATAGGTGAACCCGATAATCTAGCTTTTGCAGTATCTTTTGCAACTTTAGGTGTAACTGCTTGTCTTAATTTCGCACCAACTTTTTTTGCACCACTGTACGCGAGTCCCGCTCCACTAACGTCAAATAAAGTTTTACCTATTATTCCAATAGCTGATGAAGTGGCAGTATCAGAACTTACACCTGTAGTTTTTTTAGCTTGTGTAGTAGGATTATCGTCACCGCCTAAATCCATACCATAATCAGCTGCTGAAGTAGTTCCGTATGCTTCTCCCTCATAATCAAACCCTCCTGTAGAGAATTTTTTTATTTTATTTTTTAATTTTTTTCTTTTGTACATCT